GGAGCAGTTAGTTACTGGCTCTGTAAGTGAAAACCCGCTTACGCTCGGCGGTATTGGTGAGCGACTTGGCTCGTCCCTGTATGATATGTTTAACGACAGGTATGACCCAAACGCGAGCACCGAGCCAAGCCCTACTGCGATCGCAGTGGATCTTGTGTCGGAAAACACGCTGAGAAATGACGCTAGTAGCCAAGACGCTGAACGCGAGGGCGAGCAAAGCGGCGGCGATAAGGGGCAAAGCGGTGGCGCTAATGTGCAGGGCGGCGGCAAAGAGGTGCAAGGTGGCTCCAAGTACGGCGCATTTGATGACTTGCTTGCCGAGCTTACGGGTGACGGCACGACAGCCGAGGGGCTTGATATATCTGACTTGTTAAAAGATCAGCGCCGAATGACTCAGGCCAACATGCTTATGCAGTTAGGTGCTGGCATTGCTGGCGGCGACCTCTCTAAAGGTCTGTCTGCCGCAGGAATGGCAGGCATGAAAGGCGCAGAAACGGAGCAGTCTTTGGCTCTGAAAGAGCGTCTCGCCAAGTATGAGGCTGGTCGTCAAGACCTCAAGCGTGAGGGCGACGTGAAACTTGCTATCGCCAAGATGAACGCAGAGCTTGAGCGCAGTGATGACGTGACCAAGCGGTCAATTATCAACTACTACTCAGACTTGGCGACAGAGCTTCGCAAGAAAGCCACCGCATTGGCTTCGATGGGCGGAACGCTAGACGCAGATGAGCAAGCACTGCTGACGGCGATCAGCGACATGATAAGCGAATACTCCGGTCAGTTTGGCTTGGGATTGCCGCAAATTACACCGAGTGACAGAAATCCGCTGAACTTAAACATACCGACATCGGGGATGTAAGTCATGTCTGCGTTGGATGCGTTTCGTCAAAAGTACCCAGCGTACAATGACGTTGATGACAAGGTGCTGGCAGATGCCCTGCATGAGAAGTTTTACTCAGATATGCCTATCGAGGACTACTACTCGCAACTTGGCATGGGCGAAAAAGAAACCAGCCTGTTTGATGACGTGGTTGAGTTTGGACAGAGAACGCTAGGCTCTGCGGCTACGCAACTCTCCCAAGTTCCCAGTGGCCTGCAAGAGCGGTTCTTTGGCGAAGAAGGCTTTGGCGAGGACGACCAAGAACTCGTTGAGCGTAACCGGCGCGTTGCTCAGAACATTTCAGACTTCTTTGGGTACGACGAAGAGTATGAAGGCGGGGCTGTAGACTTTTTGTCCGGCGCAATAGGCGGCGCACTTCCAAGCTACGGCACCGCGCTCGCTGGTGCAGGCGCGGGCTTGCTGTTCGGCGGTCCAGTAGGCGCCCTTATTGGCGGCGGACTCGGCTTGCTTGGCGCCTCTGCTGTAGGCGCTGGCGCCAATGTCAGCGCCGGCATGGAGGAGACCGCAAGGGCGGTAGAGCTTGGGCGTATCGTATCGGACGAAGATTACGAAGATGCCATGCGGAATCAGGCTTTTATCGGACTGTCCGAAGGCTTGCCGGTGGGCCGCGAGGTTGCCAGAGTATTTCGGTTCCTCTCAAAAACGGCGGCAAAAGACCCGAAAGCCGTAAAGACAATCACGGACTACCTAGTTAGCGCCGCCAAGCAAGGTACAGCAGAAGCATTTCAGGAAGCCGCCGCCGGTCTTGCATCCAATGCCAACTTACAGGCATACATCAACCCAGACATCGGGATAACCGACTCACTGGCATCCGATCTGGGGGCTGGCGGCGTTGCTGGCGCATTCTTTGATGTTGCGCTTAATCTGGCAACTAGGAAGAGCAGGCTGGCAGGGCTGGATGATCCAGACGAGGTCAAGCCTTTTCCCGAAGAGCTTGTCGCGGCAGAGCAGGAGTTGCGCGACGGGATTGATGCCGCCGAGGCGGCGAGGAGAGAGAGGCTTTCTGGGCGCCTTGAAACGCCAGCCGAGCCAGACCCCGAGGTGATCGGCGAATCCCTGAACTCATTGCTCGACCAAGACGAGCCAACTGCTGACGACTACAAGGCGTTTGGGCAGGGCGTGGTTGCCCAGATGGGCGACAGCTTCCCGACAGAGCCGGTGTTTGAGATCGTCCAGAATGACAATGGCAACTTCCAGATACAAGACACATCTGGACAGACCTACGGCAGAGAGGTCACGCCACAAGAAAGAGTCAAGCTACACCCCGCCCTCACCGCGCTCAACGCGCAGACCGTTGAAGAATCCATCTTCCAGAATAACCGCATGGTTATCGAGGAGTCTGCGGAAGATTATTCGCCAGAGCAAACTAGAACACTGCACAGGCTGGGCCGCATTGCGCTTGGCCCAGAGTCCCTCTCCTATTCCGCAGAAGCCGCAAACTATGCAGGCGGCACGGTCCCAGAAAAAGGCTTTCTTCCCTCCCTATCTCCGCAAGAGATCATCAAGAACGACATCCCGCGTAGCCAGCAAACCATTGCACAGCGAATCAACGTGCGTAGGATCAAGAACAACCTCCCTACCACTAACAGGTTTGCATTAAGCGAAATACGCCGGGAGATCGGAAATGATGTTGGGCGTCTTGCCGATTACGAGTCAGGCACGTTCCGCGTAGACACGCTCCGAGCACTGCCGTTTCAGGTAGACGGCAAGTTTGCTGTGCTCCCAGAGGCCATGAATGCCGATGGTCAGATGGAGGTCGTGGGCGACTACATCTTTGATCGCCCAGCAACAGCGGCGGAAAAGGATGCGGCTAGGTCGCAAGGCAAGCGAGCGCCAAAGCGAGTGAAGTTCACGTCCGTTGCGGACGCATCCGCCTATGCCGCCGAGGTAAACAGGGCGAAGGACTCCGTGGGCATCCCGATCAAGGAGATCATGGGTGATCCCGAGTTTGGCGTAGAGAAGATACGCAGAATACTCGACCAGAAGAACATATCATCCGACGTAAACTCAAAAGAAATCAAACAGCTTGTGGCGCTTTTTACCGGCAGGAAGCTGAGAAAAGACCAGACCATTGGCGACCTGACCGCCGCAGAGGGCCAGCTACTTTACCTGAAGCTCTCCCAGCTACCCCGCCTCAACGACCCCACAAAAATCCCCGAGTTTAAGTTACGCCCCTACACGGCGAATCAGATTGCCACCGCAAAAGAATACTACCAAGCGAACGGCAAGGACATCAGCAGGGCCGAGCTAGAATATATTTCTGGCAAGCCGATGGCGGACTCGGCGTACAAAGAGGTGACCCGTCGAGCCAAGCAGGGCGCCCCACAGGCGCAGGTAGACCAAGAGCCAATAGCGGCGCTCCCCGCGCCATCTATAGCGCCAGACACGAAAAAGATACTTGCTGACGCCATCAATCGGCGCCTAAAGGCGCTCGGTCTTTCGGACATTTCTGGCGTTGTCACTGACCTTGTTCGTGATGTAGAGAGGGATGCTGACGGCAACATCTACCTGAGTGGCGTAGCGAAAGGCGCTGACGAGACCGTGGAGGGCGGCTATAGCCGCAGTGGCCCCAAGGTTATACAGGTGGCGCTGGACGCAATTATGGCTCGGGCGAAAAAACCGGAGGACATTGAGTCTGCGGTAATAGAAGTTCTGAACCACGAAATTGTTCACGCTCTGCGCGAGCTTGATGTGATTACCCAGCAAGAGCTACAGCTTCTTGAGAGATTGACAACCAAGTATCGCAAGCCAGACACCAACCAGACATATGCGGAGTGGGCGGCGGAGACATACGCAGGCGACACTGCTGTCAACATATCAGAAGAAGCAGTGGCGGAAATGATCCGCGACGGGATATCTGGCCGAATCATCATAGACAACAAGCCGGCCAAGCTGAGCGGCAAGCCTCGCTCTATCTTCAACCGCATTGTTAAGTTCTTCAGGGGGCTTTTCGACACGGCAAAAGAGGCGAGTGCGGACTACGAGTCGTTTACCCAGTTCATCAATGACCTTGAGTCTGGCGCCATTGGCGAACGTCAGCGTGGACAGGTGCGTACCCTATACAGGCTGGAGCAAGTCGCCGGTCAGTTTATTAACAGGAGGGGACCGGCAGGCGTCGCCACCCCGCAGGCGCAGGCCAAGGTGGAGAAGGTTAAGCTCCAGATCCCAGAGTCTGACGAGTTAATGGAAGAGGCTGGCATCGACGATATGATGTTTAGCCGGCGGCTTGAAAGAGCCGAAGAGCAGGGCTTCGATACCAGCGCCGTGTACTACCACGGATCTATGTCGCCAGACATCAAACGCTTCAAGGGCAGAACAGGCATGGGCGTTATCGCTGGACACTTTACCAGATCACGTCCATTAGCAGATACGTTTGCGGCAGGTGTTGCAAGAGAGGACGAAGCGGCAACATTATACCCAGTATTCCTCAGAAAGTTTATTGCTGACAACGAAACCGGCAAGTCGCTGTTTGCCGTCAGAGAGGCTGACGAGGTAGGCGCCCTACAGAATATCGCTGATACACTTGACAAGCCGTTTGCCGTGGTTCGTTTTGACCATCCACAACTCTTTCAGGACTTAACAGATTATTTCAAAGGACAGCTTGAAATAGCGCAACAGAACGCAAGTTTCACAGGGACCAAGTTACGTTCAGAGACGCAAAAAAACGTGGCGTCAAATTATCTCGAAGGCAGGTCTAGCCTAGATGAAACGGCATACAATCTTGCCGAAATCTTCCACGAAAGTTCAGCGCCGTACAGCTTTAGGCAGGTAAGTGAGGAGCCAGATGGCATTGACTTTGAAGAGCTTGAGGTGCTGGCGCCATACATCAAGGAAGCTGGCTTCGCGGGATACAGGGATGTAGAGGAGGTTGGCGGCCCGTATAGCGCGGTTGCTATTTTTGATCCTGCCGATGTCAAAGGTGTGTTCGCTGAGTACGACCCCACTGCCGTGCCAGAAGGCGCACGGTATGAAGATGACATCATGTTTTCAAGGAGGAGCGATGCAGGAGGTCTTTCTGCTAGGGAGATGTTTAGCGGAACCGACCCCGATATGTTCAACCGCGAGACGGGCGAGGTTGACTACCGCCTGAGACATAAAAGCCGCAAGGTTGTAGTGGACATGCCCATTGATATGTTCTTGCATTTAGCCGCTTCTATGGAGGGCGCTCGCGCTGATAGCGAAGAGTTAGTGAGAGAGCTTGCAGAGGGCGGCAAGAGGTTCGACAGGATACCACTGCTCGCGCTGTCATTTGAGTCTGGGAAGCCTGAGCATAGATATGTATACGATCACGATGGTCGTCATCGCGCCCGCCAGTTAAAAAGCATGGGCTATGACACGGTCCCAGTGATGGTGATTGACGCCTCCATTCGCTGGGACTCTCAGTCTGAAGGTGACTTCGATAGAGTGAAAACGTGGCCGAGAAGCATTCTTAATCAAGACCAAGATTTCGTTTTCCCCATGTTCCTAGACAGGAATGCCAACGTCAGGTATGGACGGTTTGGGCCGCAGTCTGAAGATGACATCATGTTCAGCCGCAGGCGTGTCGGCACCACGGGCCAGTATGTTGGCGCCCCCAAGGGGATTGACACCCCGTCCAAACTGCGAACCCTGATTAAGACGGTGCGCGGCCTAGCCGAGGAGGGGGAGTACGGGCGTTTCTGGTACGAGAGGAGCGGGCGTCAAATACTTGACCTCGTTGGGGGTGACAAGTCAGAGGCAGAGAAGATTGTGCAGGCAATCGCAATTACCTCGGCTCAAACCCCAGTGCCCTCAAACTTTCAGTTTGCCCTTCAGGCCTATTACCAGCACAAAAACGGAGAGCCGATCCGCACGGGCATCTTCACATCTGACATGAGCACGAAGCTGGAGAATATGTTCAACGGCGTGCCGTGGGAAGGCAGGAAGACCAACAACTTTTACATCAACCTGATGCGGGAGATTGATCCCACGCTCGTGCAGGGCGTGACCAACGATCTGTGGATGATGCGGGCGTTCCAGTTTTTTGGAGATTCGCCTAGTGACGCTCAATACAACTTTGTCGAGGCAGAAACGAAGAAGCTGGCGAATCAGCTTGGCTGGGAGCCACAGCAGGTGCAAGCCGCAATATGGGTCGCCCTCAAGTCACGCATGGAAAGCAAAGAGGTCAAGGCCAAGACCGACGAGACCTCGGAGAAGAAGGGCTGGATTCGCTTTGACAGGAATAGGAAAGGCAAGAAAGTCCGCGTCATTCTCGATGAAGCCAATCACCGCAAGAACTGGTTCAAGACGGCGATGGGACACTCGCCGACTCTTGAGGAAAGAGAGGCGGCCAAGTTCGACTACAAAGATGCGGCGCAGGCATCTTTGGCGCAATCAAGCTGGGAGAGCATCCCGAGCCGATCATCGGGCCACATGGCTGGCATATTTAATGCGCCGATAGAGCAGAAGCTCGACTACCACAAGCAGATGTCAATGGCGTTCTTGGACGACCAAGGCAACGACATTATTGCTAGGGAGTTAGGACTAGCATCGCCCGGATCTTTTGAGGCTCCCGGATATTTTGAAGGGCTGGCAAGTCCCGGCTCTCAAACACAGGCTGTTCTGCCTAAGAAGTTTAAGGGACAGCCACTGCAAGATGTCGAGCGTGCGGCTGTCGAACTGATTGAGGCGTACAGCGCGGCTGTTGGCATTCTCCTCAAGCAGGATGGCGTCGGCTATCACAGGCCATTCTACAAGAAAGGTCTAACTGAGTCTCAGGCCAACGCAATTGATGTTGATTTCGGTCGGCCCCTCACAATGGAAGAGATGACCGAGGTTGGCAATCTCTACGCCGAAGAGACTGGAGATGCCTACGCCGCCCCTGTATCAACACCTCAGGGCGTTCGGTTCATAAACTTCAACGTAGGCGAGGCCGAGGCTGAAGTCGCGAACCTAGCAAGGATGATGAGGGAGACTAAGGATCCAAGAGAAAAGGCCTCCATCAAGAAAGAACTTGATGAAAAGCGCAAGGCGCTGAAAAAGACGAATAAGCAATTTCAAGATGACATCAAGCGGGTGCTTGACAGGGCAAACCTGCCCGACTACACTGCGAAACTGTTTGTTTCGTACAATGGGTATATAGGCAACGACTGGCTGGAGAATAGAAATGGCGAAGGGTACTTGGAGAATAGCAGACTCGCCGGACGACCCGATCTTCAACGACGAGTTAGTGATATCGTCACACAGCTCGCCCCGAGGATCGAGGCAGTTGAAACCGAGTTCGCCGACAAGTACGGATGGTCTCCGAGGGAAGACCTCAACACGGCGTACAGAGCAAGGCCAGCCTCCCCAGAAATAAAAGACACAGATGCAGGCACCCTCGGTGAGGGCCAAGTCGCCTTCTCGCGTCGATCCGCAGACAGAAATGTAGAGCGATCCAGTCAGGATGCCGTAAACAAGGTTCTGAAGTACGCAGAAGATGCCAAACCTGATGTTGCTGGCGCGGCAACCTTGCGGGCAGGCCCGTTTGCCTTTGCGATCAATTCTGGTTTCGCTGACCAAAACGGCTACGCTCCCACCTTCACTACCCCATCTCGCTCTTGGTTTGATCACGTTGTCTTTCAAGTTCAGGACAAGCTGACCGACCTCAAGGCAATCGAGGAGGCGATCAACGAAGCCAGAAAGGCGCGAGGTGAGCCACCTCTGGCGATTCAGGAGAGCGCCTATATAGGCGAAGAGACGATTGCTGGAAAGCTCGGTGAGTTTGACCGCAGGTTCCAGAGGAACGAACTGCAACCGCTTATCAATGATATGTCAGAGAGTGGCGTGTCGCTGGATGAGATGGATGAGTTCTTGGTTCTGCGTCATGCAATCGAGCGTAACGAGCGGGTCCGGAGAATAAACCCATCTATACCTGATGCCGGCTCTGGCGAGTGGAATGGTCAAAAGCTAACCGATGACTACGTCAAAACACAGATGCTCGCCAAGTACGGCATGCGCTGGAATGACAAAAAAGGTGAGTGGGAAGGCGGCAACGACCGCGCCAAAACAATGTCTAGGCTGGCGTCTAGGGTTGACAAGATCAACAGCACCACTCTGGCTATCTCTGAGCGAGGCGGCTTGCTGACCAAGCAAGATCGTGAGTTTCTTGACGGCTTCTTCAAATACTACACACCCCTGCGCGGCATAGCGCAGGACGAGGACATTGCGGCAGAGACAAACAAAGGCACGGCTGGATCGGGCGGAAGCCTGAGCATCGTAGGCAAAGAAGTTAAGCGTCTGATGGGGCGCCAGACAGAGGCAATCTCTCCGCTCGCCACGATAGTGTCTGATCGCGGCAGGCAGACCGCTAGGGCAGTAAAGAATGTGTCCTTCGGTAAGCGCCTCGTTGACCTTATCAAAAACAACCCCAACGACGAGGTTTGGCAGTTGATCTCGCCAGAAGATCCTCGTTACAAGCGAGCGTTCGACACTTCTTACACTTACGTTGGACCTGACAAGTCACGCTATGGCGAGCGCAAGTCTGACATATCCAAGGAAGGCGACAAAAAGAACTGGGTCAAGCGGGTCAGGGTGATACAAGACCCAGTCATAAACCCATACGGGCAAGAACTTCTCGGAGTGAAAGTGGACGGAGAGCAGTATTACGTTCACTTCGCCAACCCCAGCTTGCGAAAAGCCGCAATCAACCTTGATGCGGAAAGCGTAGGGTATCTTGTGGAGAAGCTGAACGGATTCACCCGTTTCATGTCGTATGTTAATACGAGCCTTAACCCAGAGTTTGTCATGGGTAACTTCGCCCGTGATGTGCAAACCGCCATATACAACATCATTGGCGAGCAGACGATGGAGGGCGGTAAAGCCGTCAACGCCAAGAAAATAGTTGGGCAGGTTCTTAAAAGAACGCTCCCGTCAGTCAAGGTGTTCTATAAAGGATACCGTGATCCAAGCAGTCTCACGGGGCAGGACGCAATAGATTTCCGTGAGTTTATGCAGGCTGGCGCAAAGACAGACTGGTTCCACTCAAAGCCTCCGGAGCAACAAAAGAAAAACATTGAGCTTATGGTGAGCATGGCAAATGGGACGTTTCGCGGGAACGCCGCCAAGGGCGTGCTTGCGGTCAAGGACTTCATTGATGACGGCAACGCCGCCGTGGAGAACGGGGTCAGGCTTGCCACCTTTGTGGCGGCAAGGGACGCTATGCTTGCAAAAGGCATTGATCGAGACACCGCTGTACAGCAGGCCGCTACTCTTGCCAAGAACTTGACGGTGAACTTCAACAGGAGAGGCAACTCGGGGCAGTTGCTGAATGGCCTCTATCTGTTCTTCAACGCATCTGTACAAGGCACCGTCAACACGTTGCGCGGCATGAACGTATTTGACCCTAACTCGTCAAGAACAAAGCAGGCTGTTGTCGGGGGCATCATCGGGTTCGGTGCGCTAATGGCGGCGCTTGCTGAATCGCTGATGGACGAAGAAGAGCTAGAGGACATCCCAGAGTACATCAGGGACAGGAACATGATTATCCCTGATGCGCTGTGGGGCGGTGATCCGAAGAAGTACACCACTATCCCACTGCCATACGGCTATAATGTGTTTTACAACCTCGGAGAGAACGCTTACCTTGTTAGCTCTGGCGCACTCTCTAAAGAGGATGCCGCCGTCAGGGCGACGAACGTGTTCTTGGGTTCGTTCAACCCGCTGGGGACATCGTCAAGCGAGACGTACATCGGGTCGCTACTCAAGACAGCAACACCGCAAATACTCAAGCCTGCGCTAGAACTCACAATGAACGAGAACTATTTTGGCGCTCCAATTTATCCGCCAGACAATCCTTTCGGTGGGTTTAGCGAGCCGCTATCCAGAAGGTCGTTCAAAAACACGGCGCCCCTGTGGAAGAACATTGCCGAGGGCGTCAGCACCTTCTTTGGTGGTAACGAGTCAGAAGCAGGAGCCATAGAATTTCCACCAGACGCCATGAGCTATCTGATTGGATACTTTGGCGGTGGAGCAGGCACATTCGCGGAAAGGACATTCTTGAAGGTGCCTGCGGCTTTGCTTGATGAAACCGCAGAGCTTGAGGTCAGAGACATTCCGTTCGTGCGAAGGATACGCGGAGAGATTAACGCCCAGCCCGACACGGAAAAGTATTACGAGCGCAGGGAGACGCTGGCCGCGAAGATGAATCAAGCCAACAAGGTTTTGCGTGGCGCAGAAAGAACCGCATATATGCGAGACAATCGCGCATACTTCAACATGGTTGCCGCTTCCAAGGCCGCAGAGAAGACCTTGAAAAATCTCAGGTCATCGCTACGCGAGATACAAAAACTTAAAACGATTAGTCCGGACAGGGCGATTGAGCTTGCCCAAAGAGAAAAGGCTCTGCAAGACAGGATTGACGCCGTCATCGAACGCTTTAATAATAGGTACGACGAGGTAGTAGGAAAAGACAAATAACTACACTGAGGGGCGTTATGAATCTTGAGGAGTTTGCAGAGGGGCCGAGGCAGACCGAGGCGTTAGAGCTAAAGGCGAAGGGCTACACCAACAGACAGATAGCCAACAGCCTTGGCATCTCTGAAAGGAACGTGTATCGGTTGTTCCAGCGCATAAAAGGTCATGCGGCCAAGCGCGGCTACAGCCCTGATTTCGACATGAACCACCCTGTCCCGCAGGGGTTCAAGGTCAAGGGCGTGTCCACCTACTACAACGATCAGGGCAAGCTCACCGGACAATGGGTCAAGTCTGCCACGGACGAGGAGCAAAGAGCGCAAGCCCTGCTCGACGCCGTAGAGAACGCGGCTACCGCCCTGCCAAAGTTCAAGCCCACCAAGCCCCCAGCCAGTTCAGACGAAAACCTCGCATCTCTTCTCACCATAACGGATTTCCACCTCGGCATGAAAGCATGGCGAGCCTCGGACGGCGACGACTGGGACGTGAAGATTGCTCGCGATGTATTTATGAACGCTATCAATGATATGTTGTCTGCAAGCCCCAAGTCCGGCACCGGCATTCTTAACCAGTTGGGCGACTTCCTACACTGGGACGGACTTGTTCAGGTTACACCGACCTCCGGGCACCATCTTACCGGGGACGACCGCTATTCCAAACTTGTTGAGCTTAGCATTAGCGTGATGACCGAAGCGATTCAGCTTATGCTGAAGAAGTACGGCAAGGTTGTCGTGGTACAAGCGGAAGGCAACCACGACCTAGCCTCCAGCGTGTGGATGCGAAAGTTCATCAAGCATAGGTTTGAAGACGAGCCTCGGGTGGAAGTAATCGACAACGAGTTCCCGTACTACGCCTATCAGCACGGAGAGATCATGCTGGGCTTCCACCACGGGCATAAGATGCGTATGGCTCAGCTACAAAAGCTGTTTGCATCTGAGCCTAGATTCAGGAAAATCTGGGGTTCCTGCCGCCACGCATATATCCATTGTGGGCACCTGCACCATGAGCGAGTTCTGGATGATGCTGGCGCCACGATAGAACAGCATCCGACCCTCGCGGCTCGCGACAATTACAGCAGTTCCCACGGGTACGTCAGCCAGCGCGGGGCGAAGATCATTACTTATGACAAGTTAGACGGTGAGGTACACCGAGTTACTGTGAGGCCGAGGCATGACCAAGCTGGTTGATTTCAAGAAGCCTGCCCCGTGGGAGACAATACAGGAGATGGCTGAGTCTTTTGCTGAGAGAGTTGGCGGCGAGGACAACGAGCTATCCTCTTCCATAATCAGCGCGGTTATTATGTACCGCTACAAGGACGGCACCGTTTCTTTTGAGTGTAACGAGAACGCCTCTGCGCTAGATGTGGGCATGATGGCGGCGGCTGTTCACATGGCGTGCATCTTTGAGATGACAGGGATGGACGAGGACGAGACGGTTCACTGAAACCGCCTCTCCATCGCTCTACGCCAGAGCCACTCTATGGGCTGTAAGTCTTTTACATCCATGACCAGCCTTTCGCCGTATCCAAAATCATGCTTATAGTGCTTGCGTAAAAACAGGGCTTTCGTGGCGCACCCGTTGATCAGAAACTCATCTGGGTCTTCCGTCCTGCCGACCATTACAGCACACATCGCCGCAAAGCTGTCGGCGGAATCGAATATCAGTGGGCCATCCGGTTTGTTGCTGAGCTTAACGTCCACCGATATGTCGTCTATCCAAAGGTCAACGCCCCCGTCAGAGCAGACATTCACAACGGGGGTGTCCACGCCAAACAGCCTAGCCACAGCAAACTCAGCTTTAAAGCCGTGAATGTTGGCGTCCACTCTTGACTGCCTTTCGTTCTCCAGTCTCGGTCTGACGCCCCGCATCTCCAGCAATGCCACTGTGTCGGCGCCCATTAGCTCCGCGCGGTGAGCATCTTTCTTGCTTAGCCTTACCATCATGGGCGAGCACCAGCGACCAGATCCCGCTCTTCAATCTCAGGCTCGTAGTCAATCCAAGTAGCTAACGTGCTCATCGCTTAGGCCACTCCCATTGCGGGTCATCACTATGCACGGTCTCACACCCGCCCGTTAACACAATGCAGGCCATGCAACCGACAAAGATCAAAAAAAGAATAAAATTGTGCGAGGCATTCATAAGCCACCACCCGCCAGCATCGCGCCAAGAGAAGCAAAAACCATAGACAAGACGAGAACGATCAGGGTCGCTTTCGTTATGCTGTATATGGCCTCTAACTCTTCATCACTCATCCTCCTCCACCTCCATGATAATTCTCTCCAGCTTGGCCTCGATATCCTCAAGCCGACGAATAGACTCATCAACGAAGTCACCGATAACCTTAACAAGTTGGTCGTAAGCGGCGCCGTCCAATTCCAGCTTTAGGCTCATGCCCTTCCCTCCTCTGGCGGCGGGATGTAGTACCCCACCTCTGCGGCTATCCTGCACAGCGTCTCAATCAAATCGGAGTAGTCTCCGCGAGAAGAATCTCCGCTACGCTTTACCGGCCTTCTCCTCATGCCAAACTTGGTGGCGTGCTCGGTAGAGCCGTAGCACTGGCACAGCATCTCTTCGTGCATCTCGTCCGGAGTCATCCCGCAGAACCTTGCGAACTGGGCGCAGTGCTTGCGGTAGTAATTTTCCTGCGGCCTTGTCCTCTCACTACGGAGCGGCTTGATCTCGATGGTGACACCGAAGGGTGCCTGCTTGTTGGTCTCAATCAGGTCACGCACCGCGTCTGGGAACGCGGAGGACAAGAACTGAAACACGTTCATAAGCTGGATGGACTTAGTCCGTGGTATCTGTAACTGCATCACTGCTCTCCTTTGACTGAAATGGTCGGAACCGATGCAGGGGACACCGAACTGACGTGCAGTCCTTTATCATCTGCCTGAATCCAACCTCTAGCTCCTCTTTCGTACAGCCCATACAGGCGGCACACATTGCCTTGATAGCACGTTGCCTCGTTGGTTTGGCCTCGTACTGTAAAAATGGGTTCATCTCACTCATTGTCGTATCCCTTTATCTTCACGATGTCTTGACTGATGCGGCGCAACAACGTCTTGATAATCAGAAACAAGAACTGCTCGCTCTTATCTATCTTCTTCTCAAACGTGTCCGTCTCAAACTCCATGTCGAACTTACGGTGACAACGGGCGCAAAGGTCAGCAACGCACAGGTCGTGCGGCTTGTGGCCGGTCCCTCTACCGAAAAGGTGGCTCCTCATGCCGTTGTAGTGGGCGGCAACCACGGTGCCATCGCTGACACCGCAGTTGACGCATGACTGGGCTTTAGCGCCAGCCAGCATTGGCTTACTCCTGACGATCAAAATGGAATGTCGTCAAAAGATTCTTGCGGGGCCGGCTGGCTGTGCTTGCTCTCGTCGAACACCGCTTCAGCGGAGAGATAGAAATACTGCGATCCATCCTCCTTGCTCTTTCTATCCCACGCGGCGAGCTTCAGCTTCGGCTCAAGACCGGCCTTCCCCATCGCAATAATGTTTTTGATCTGCGCTGAAGAAATCTTGATGTTGCCGGTCCAGTCTGGGTGATTGCTCGCCTTCTTGTAGGTGTTGTTGTACAGACCACCTTCTGTCTTGGGGAACTTATCGTTACTCATGCCACTGCCTCCTGTTGCAGTTTTTGTTTAATTTCCGCGAAATGCGATTGCAGATTCTTGTACTGCGCTGGGTACTTCGTATCCAGAACGTCTATGACCTGCTTGTTTATCTGCCAGAACTCCACCAAATCCTGCATGGAGCCTGATGCAAATTCGTTGGCGCTCCCCTTGAGGAACTCCACCACGCCAGCCGCCTCTTCCTCCGTGGGGATGTCGTCTGATAGCTTGCTTCCGGGGATGGGCGCTGGCTTTGACTTGTCAGGAGCAGGAGGCGCTTTCGGCTTTTCCGCCTTGGCCGCCTTGGCCGGCTTGACCTCTGGCTCCTGCTCGACATCAGCCGGCAGGTCTTCGCCAGCGTAGATGTAGTGGCCCAAACCAAACATACTAATGCACTTGG